TATGTCCGGATCATATACGTGCAGGTGTCACAAGTTATAACAAAGGCAGTATCGACTTTGACAATGGTAGTAGAATTATAGCACAAGCAACCACAGACAACACAGGACGAGGTATGAGTATTACATTGCTATACTGTGATGAGTTTGCTTTTGTTAGACCTAGTATTGCAAAAGAATTCTGGACTAGTATTTCACCTACACTAGCAACTGGTGGTGCAGCTATTATTACAAGTACACCTAACAGTGACGAAGATCAGTTTGCACAGATATGGCGTGATGCAAATAAAACATTTGATAGCAATGGTAATGAAACTGACTTGGGTGTAAATGGATTTAAAAGTTATCAGAGCTACTGGTGGGAGCATCCTGACAGAGATGAAGCATGGAAAGAAGCTGAACTAGGCCGTATAGGTGAAGAACGTTTTCGTCGTGAACATGAATGTGAATTTATCATATATGATGAAACATTAATAGATAGTTTGGTTCTTACTAATATAAGAGGAAAGGAACCTGCGTTCAAACATGGCACTGTGCGTTGGTGGAAAACTCCCAATCCTCAAATGACATACTTAGTAGGTTTAGACCCTAGTTTGGGCACAGGAGGAGACCCAGCGGCTATACAAATATTTGAAATCCCTAGTCTAGAACAAGTAGGAGAATGGAGTCATAATAAAACCCCTATACCTCAACAAATACGTATTCTAGTAGATATTTGCAAATACTTACATGATGAAGGTGTTGATAATATGAACATATATTATAGTATGGAAAATAATACTATAGGTGAAGCCGCACTACAAAGTGTAGCAGAAGTAGGTGAGGAAAATATACCAGGTATATTTTTAAGTGAACCAAAAGTACATGGTAATAGCAGACTATATCGCAGAGGATATAACACAACGCACCGTAGTAAAATTAGTATTTGTAGTAAATTCAAAACGCTAGTAGAAACAGACAAAGTAAAAGTTAACAGTAAAATGTTAGTAAGTGAGATGAAAAGTTTTATTGCAGCAGGTAATAGTTTTAAAGCAAAGGCAGGTGACACTGATGACCTGGTAATGAGTACACTGCTTGTAATGCGTATGGCTCAAACCCTTAAAAACTATCATCCGGAGTTAGAAACTTACATAAGAGACGGAGACGAGTTCGACCAAGAGCCTATGCCTTTTATTATGATTTAGGATAAATACGTACATGAGAAGTATAGGTAACATATCAGAAGAACTGTTTGACAAAATACGTAGTAGAGTAGCAAACATTAAGTTGGGGAACAGTGAAGGTGAAGTAACTACAGATCCAAGTCAAGCAAGGTTTTTTGAATTTAACTTTAAACACAGAGACTTGCCAGTGGGTGCAGTCACTATTAGTATTAATGAAGAAGATAAATTACAAGTTTATTTTCCCAATAGTATGGTAGAGGACGCAGATAGTAGTACATCAGATGCTTGGTATGGTTTTTTGAAAGAACTCAGCAAGTTTAGTGCAAGAAATATGTTAAACTATGAAACACATAATGTAACAAAAGAAAGACTTGATAAAAAAGATTATCAATTTTTAACACAACGTAACCAGGACGAAGTTATGGAAAACAGATTACATGGCACGAGCCAAAAAAGTTTCCTAGAACAAGGAAGAGCAAAACTAATTATTCAGCATAGTAAAACAGTTGATGAAACAAAACTGGGTGCAAGAAGTAGAAACATTAGTGCTATCTATATTGAGAATAATGAGGGCGAACGCTTTAAATTTGCTAATAACTACTTACCTGGTGCAAGAGCAATGGCTAGACACGTATCAAACGAAGGACATACTCGTGATGAACGTGGTATGCATATTGTTGAAATAATGAATGAAATGCAACAGTTAAAACAATTTGTCCGTAGTGCTAAATCCAATGACTACGTAACTGAAGAAGCACAAGAAGTTATTGAAGCAGCTACAGACAGATATTATGGTTTAAAAGATACACTGAAAGCAATTAGTAGTGCAAAAGGTTATGAAGATTATTTTGAAAACTGGTTGCCCGGTGTTATAGAAGTTGAAGAGAACGATATAGAAGATTTGAAAACAAAACTTACACGTCAAGTTTTTGATGATCGTATGGTAGATAGTTTACCAGCAGTCAGTAGAGCTTTAAGTTTAAAAAAGGAAGCAAAAATGGATAAAAAACCACCTTACGATCCAAAGGATTTCCCTCAAGATACAGAAAAACGTAGCGACGATGAACTAGATGCAGTAGTTGCAAGTAGAGCAGGTGATATTATTTCAGCATCAAATAGTCCTAATAATATTGAAGTATTTAAAAATGAAACCGACGAAGCGGAACTTAAAAACTACTTTAATGTAATGAAAAACAGTGACATGGACACTAAAGCAAAGAATCGTAACTTAGTAATTAATGTTATTGAATACCTTGCAAACAATGTTACTAATGATGCATTGGCAGTGGCTTTAGGAAATATAAACTATGATGATGAGGCCCAGTATAAAGCAGCAATTAAAATTGTTAAAAAATATTTACAAGGAAATGTAGATAAAAAAGATCCTGCACCAAAGAAAGATTTATATGGCAAAGCAAAAGAAAGTGTAACTTTTGAAGCATTTGAGAAGAATATGAATATGATTTCAGAAGGCACATGGGCACTACCAGCAGACTTAGATACTGCAAATGAAGTAATAAGAATTATGCAACAACCTATTCCATTAGGAGATGGTGGTGAAGACGCAACTAATGCAATAAGTTTTGCATTTGGTGATGACGAACTATTTGATGATTTAGGTGATGCAGGAGACGCAAATCCAGAAGGTGATGCAAGACCAATTATTAAAAAATGGATTGAATCTGCAAACTTTGACGAACCATATCAAGGAATGCTAGATATAATAAAAAGCGAAATTTACGGACCACAAGCTCCTACAGAAGAGAAAGTAGCTGAAGGTATGTATGATGTCATAATGAAAGTTAAAGACCAAGATGGTGAAATGTATGATATTATGAAAGATCCAAGAGGCGGTGAAGATTTAGTTGCTATGAGTAGCAATCCTGAAGAAACAGACGAAGATGGCCCATATGATTTTGATCCAAAAACTATGACAATATTAGGCATGATGTATGGCGACAAAAAAGTTATGAAGGTAGAAGACAAACAAGAAGTAGAAGAGACACAAGTTGAACAAGTACAAGAAATTGAAGAAGTAGACGAAGTGGCGGAAAGCATTGCAAAACTTAAGGCAATGGCAGGCGTAGGGTCAAAAGCGAGGAGCAACCACGGCATACATGAAGGCGAAGAAGGATATCAAATCACACCAAGAAGTATAGTGGCAAGACAAATGCGTAAACTACAGGACATTGAACGAGGCTAATTGGCACAAAAAAATTATTCAAAAGAGGCACCAATTTTGTGTGCCTTTTTTATTGACATGATAAATAAAAACGCATATACTATGTAAATATAGTATGTGTATAGGCACATACAAGGCTAATGAACAGGCACATTTAAGGAGAAAAATAATGGCAACATCTTTGGCAGAAATTAGAGCAAAACTAAAATCTCAAGAATCACGCAGTGAGCGTACCGGCGGCGGCGACAACGCAATTTACCCACATTGGAATATACCAGAAGGATCAACTGCAGCAGTTAGATTTTTACCTGATGGTGATCCTAACAACACATTTTTCTGGGCTGAAAGGCTTATGATTCGTTTACCATTTACTGGTGTAAAGAATGATATGAATAGCAAGCCTATAGTAGTACAAGTACCATGTGTTGAAATGTTTGGTGAAACTTGTCCAATACTTACAGAAGTACGTGGTTGGTTTAAAGATTCAAGTCTTGAGGACATGGGTAGAAAGTATTGGAAGAAACGTAGTTATATCTTTCAAGGGTTTGTAAATGAAAACCCATTACAAGAAGATTCACCAGAGAATCCAATACGTAGATTTGCAATCTCACCTAGTATCTTTAACTTAATTAAAGATGCACTTATGGATCCAGATATACAGGAGATGCCAACAGATTATAATGCTGGCTTAGATTTCCGTATTACTAAAACTACAAAAGGACAGTATGCAGATTACAGTACAAGTAAGTGGGCTCGTAAAGAAACTGCACTATCTGAAGCACAGTTAGCAGCTATTAACACCTATGGTCTTAATACACTATCTGATTTTCTTCCTAAAAAACCTACAGAAGTAGAATTGCAGTGCATTAAAGAAATGTTCGAAGCAAGTGTAGATGGACAACCCTATGATAACGAAAAATGGGGACAATATTATCGTCCATATGGTTTAGATGCTCCAGCAGGTTCCTCAACCTCAAGTACGTCAACTGCTCCAGCAACTACAACACCAGCACCTGCTCCGGCAACTCCAGTTGCAGAAACAGTGGCTCCTGCTCCAGTAGAAACACCCACTCCTGCTCCACAGACAGAAACTGTGGCGGCACCTGCTACTCCAGCAACAGGCGGTGAAAGCAAAAGAGCTGAAGACATTTTAGCAATGATTCGTAA